TAATTTATTTTGGAAATCTATGGGCTGGATTTGTATATCTAAAAGATTTGGAATATCTCATAAAAATACTTGGAAACAAACAAGCAAAAGAGTCATCAATGTTTATAGATATGACCCAAGTGATTTTTTGCTTTCAATCACATAAGAAAGATAATTAAATGCAAGCAGAACAAATAGCCAAGAGCTTGGGCAACGCCAAGAGAGCCAACGGCCAATGGGTAGCAAGTTGCCCAGTGCCTTCGCATGGCAAAGGCAACGGCGATAAGAATCCCAGTCTGTCAGTACACATCGATGAAGAGGGCAAACCCTTGTTCCACTGTCATGGTGGATGTACACAGGAATCGGTATTCCAAACCATCAGGGATCGCAACCTCTTACCTGAGCTGGAAGAACGACCAGATCCACTTGCCAACATCAAACCATTGCCAAAGATAGAGTTTCAGCAGGAGTGGCAATACCAAGACGAAGACCGCGTCACAGTATTCGTTAAGCACCGGCTGCGTGTAGGGGAGTCTGGAAAGACTTATAGGCTCTACAAAGTAGATAGTGACGGCAAGCGCTACACAACGCTGAGTGATGCACGCATAGTCCCATATAAGCTACCCGACTTACTGGACGCGAAGACAGCGGGAAGAATAATTTACTTGGCTGAAGGCGAGAAAGCCGTAGACGCATTAATTAGTCTCGGTGTGGCCGCCACCACAGCTCACAGTGGAGCAGGGCATTGGCCGGACGCGATAACCGAATACTTTGCTGGCGCTAACGTAGTCATACTGCCGGACAACGATATCTCTGGCTGGTCATACGCTCGCAAGGCAGCAGAGGCCATCCTGCCAATTGCCAAGGCGGTCAAGGTAGTTGACCTTGGACTGCAAGAGCAGGGCGATGACGCCTACGAGTTCATTGAGGCAGGCGGCGGCAGGTCGGAGCTGGCAGCGCTGGTCAAGGCGGCGCCAAGGCTCACCAGTGTCGATGATGTAACGATTCCCGAAAGGCTACAGGCGATTAGCGCATTAAGTATAAAAACAGACGAAATCTATACACATCAGGATTCTTATGTACAGAAACAGGCAGAAATTGAACATGAGTTCGCATCCGACCCGCCAAAGCAGGCAGACAAACCAAAACCCGCCAAGACGATAAAGATTGAATCTTGGGACTCAATACAGGATGAGCCAGTCGAGTGGTTGATTGAGGGTGTCATACCAGTAGGCAGCTTTACGGCGCTTTATGGACCGCCTGGCTCATTCAAGTCGTTCATAGCCCTAGACATTGCTGAGGCCATCGCCACAGGTAGGAACTGGATGGGTAGGCCAGTAAAGCAAACCGGCGCGGTGCTGTACTTGGCCGGCGAGGGCTTTGGCGGTATCGGCGCACGCATCAAAGCCTGCAAGTTGCATCACCAAACCGAAGATGGCGCACCCATATACATAGTCAGACATCAGCTAAACCTACGTTCCAGCGCCGAGGACTTCAACGCCTTGATGCTGGCAGTGGTGCAGCTGGTGGAGCAGACAGGCATGGAGTTCAGATTGGCCATTGTGGATACTTTGGCCAGAGCATTCGGCGGTGGTAACGAGAACAGCTCAGAAGATATGGGTGCATTCATCACGGCCATGGGTAAGGTGCAGGAATTCCTCAACTGCGCGTTGATGGTCCTGCACCACTCAGGAAAGGACGCCGCCAAAGGTCTGCGCGGTCATTCCTCACTGCTTGGCGCTGTAGATACAGAGCTGGAATTACTAAGGTTTGAAGATCAAATGAAAGGCGTACTCACCACTACCAAACAGAAAGATGGAGAGCAGGGGATTAGATTTGGCTTTGAGATGGTGGAGGTGGAGATCAGGCCAGCGGGACTTGGATTGGCAAAAGCAGTCATAAGCCTGGCGGTGCAGGCCAGCGATTCAGCCAAAGCAGATCACGCAAAGATGACCGAGAAAAAGCCGCCAGCTAATAAAGATGGCGGCAAATGGCAGCCATATGAGCTGCCTGCACTATATAGGGCAATTAAGAATAAAGGTTTCAATGAGGTCATTGATGGTGTGAGCTTAAAAGTGGCAAATATTGACGATTGGAAAGAAGAATTGAAGCTCCAAGCTAGTGCCTATGACGCTACAAAGACGCAAATTAATAACGCAATTTGGACAGCAAAGGGGAGACTTAAAGTGAAGAATTTGGGTGGACATCACGACAAAGTGGCATGGCTTAACCAAGATGTGATGACGAAAATGGCAAGTGAGGCGGCGTATAAGTTTAACAACTAACAATCAGAAGCGATCAGAAGCGATCAGAAATCAGACGCTTCAGACGATCAGAAATCAGAATCGGAAACGAGAGTCTAGAAGACTCGTAGTTTCTGATTGTTCTGACAGCCGCTTCTGTTAATTTGGACAAGGAGAAAAAAGATGGCGACAAAGAAGACAGCAAGACATCATCCAGTGGTGGAGCAGCCAAGCCCAAAGGCAGACGCTTGGACAATTCACGTTCAATCAAAGCTGGTGGAATTAGAGTCAGTCAAAGCCGCCAGCGACAGGAAATGGGGAGAAAACCGACTGTGTACTTTGGTAAACAGTGAGGTGAGGGAGAAATTCTGGACTCAGAACAGCAGATTGCACCAAGCGATTGAGGCCAAAGATCGGGCGAAGTTCGATTCAAGCATGGCGGCAATGATCAGGGCGTATGGCGTGCTGGATCAGATGGCCACAGAAGATGGCTGCGAGCCAGCGTCATCCATACCGAGGATTGAGTGGGAGATGCAAAATGGTCAGACCATGGTGATTGTCAGAACAGTCAATGAGGCGGTAGCGATACAGACTCAGCGTCAGGACTTGTCGAATCATCACATCTGGTCAATGCAGGAGATGGAGGTGTTCATGTCCGATGAAGGAGTTCAGCATCTGATCAAAGCCAAGGCGCTTGTGCCAACAGCTCAAGTCACCAAGTACAAGCATAAGCTCGGTGGCGAAACAGGCTTTGATGACTTTGTTGATGACCTTACTTTCAGCGACAATGACACCATGGACTACAAGTTCAACAGCAAACAAGCGGAGAGGTTCAAGAATGGCTCAAATTAAGCTCATAGTTGCGTTTATCAAGGAAAAGGTACTGGACATCGTCCAGCGCGTTAAAACGGCTTTAAATAGGGGTTAAGCATGGCTGGTACACCAAAGCGAAGAAGTGATGTCGCTTTCCTCAATGAGATGCCAGAAGAGATGATCTTCAGCATGGTGGAGAGCGGCAAAAGCATCGCAGATATATGCATCGACTTAGGCATCGGTAAGCGTGCGCTAGACGATTGGATTGAGGAAAACGATCATGGTGCTATGATTACACGCGCGCGCACGCGTGCCGCCGATCTGATGGCTTGTGACACGATAAAAATCGCTGACGGCATGGACGTCGACCACGCGCAGCGCGATGTCCAGCGCATCCGCACTCGCCAGTGGCTGGCCGAAAGGTGGGATAACAAAACTTATGGCTTACAAAAGGCGCAACAGATCAACATCAACGTGCAAGACCTACGCATGGCGGCACTGCGCCATGTCGAGGTCATCGATGACTTATCCACAGAAAATGGCGCATGATGTACACACTGGCCTGTGGACAACCGCAAACTGCCTGTTTATTGAGCAGAATCGCTGTAGTTATCCACAATAAAGTTAACATAATAGTCATCGTGTTAAGCCGATTATGTAAGTCTCATGTAAGAAAGCATATAGATCAATGACTTACAGACACATCGACCTGTGGATAACTTTTCAGCCGTTTACTGGCATCCGGTGGCTGGCCGCGCCTGGCGCTGGCGCGTCGAGCCCCCCCTTGCTCGCGGCGGCGGGGGCGGCTGATGCAGCACCCAAACAGGTATCGCCATGAGCATTCCTAAAGCGACCCCCACCCCCCTACCCCTTGTGGCGCCAAAGCCTGTCCCGAAAAAAATTTTTGATGACTTGGTGGCGAATAACCCATTTGTTGAATTCGTCAAACTCTACAAAAACAACCCTGTGAAGTTTGTGCGCGAGGTGCTCAACACGCAGCCTGACCCATGGCAGATAGAGTTCCTCAATCACATCGCCGCAGGCAATAGACGCATATCGGTTAGATCAGGACATGGCGTAGGCAAATCGACGGCAAGCGCGTGGGCAATGATCTGGTATCTCTTTCTGAGATTTCCTGTCAAGGTGGTGGTGACTGCGCCGACTAGCAGCCAGTTGTATGACGCGCTCTTTGCTGAAGTTAAGCGTTGGGTAAAGGTACTGCCGCCGATGCTGGCTGACCAGTTGGAGGTGAAGCAGGACAGGATTGAGGTGAAAGATGCCAACAACGAGGCGTTTATCTCAGCCAGGACTAGCCGCGCCGAGCAACCCGAAGCGTTGCAAGGGGTTCACTCAGATCATGTGATGCTGGTGGGAGACGAGGCGAGCGGTATCCCTGAACAGGTATTTGAGGCGGCATCTGGTTCTATGTCCGGCCACAATGCGGTGACGTTACTGCTTGGCAATCCGGTACGTTCCAGCGGTTTCTTCTTTGATACGCACAACCGACTCGCTAGCGACTGGGTGACGATGCGTGTGTCCTGCGTTGATTCGCCAAGGGTTAGCGAGGCTTACATTGAGGAGATGAAGGCGCGGTACGGCGAGGAGAGTAATGCTTACCGCATCCGCGTGCTGGGTGAATTCCCAAGAAGTGATGACGATACAGTCATCCCGATGGAGTTACTGGAATTGGCGACAAGCCGTGACGTTGCGCCGAGCCAGCACGCACCTTTGGTGTGGGGTTTGGACGTTGCGCGTTTTGGCTCTGACAGATCGGCGCTGTGCAAGCGCAAGGGGAATGCGGTTACCGAGTCTATTAAGACTTGGAAAAACCTTGATCTGATGCAGCTCACTGGTGCGGTGGTGGCTGAGTATGAGATATTGCCGCCAAGTGAGCGCCCACAGGAAATATTGGTGGATTCAATTGGTTTGGGTGCTGGTGTGGTGGACAGGCTCAAGGAGTTGGGTTTGCCTGCGCGGGGGATTAACGTGTCTGAGTCACCGGCGATGGGTAACACCTATCGTAATTTGAAGGCTGAGTTATGGCATAAAGCCAAGGCTTGGCTTGAGTTGCGGGACTGTACTATGCCCAAAGATGAGGCTTTGATAGCTGAGCTGGCGACTGTGAGGTATTCGTTTACTTCTAGCGGCAAGATTCAGATTGAGGGTAAGGATGAGATCAGGAAGCGTGGACTGGCCTCGCCTGACCGCGCTGATGCGTTTTGTTTGACGTTTGCGTCTGATGCGGTTGTGGGGATGTATGGCTCTGCTGTATCTACAAAGTGGAATCAGCCGTTGCGTAGGAAGCTCTCAAGGGTTGCATAATTCGTTAATTCTTTAAAGGAGTGAAATCATGATGATGACCAAGGCACAGAAGAAAGTTGGCAAGGTGATGGGCGAGTACAAAGCAGGCACATTGCACAGCGGCAAGGGCGGCAAGGTAGTCAAGAATCCTAAACAGGCTATTGCCATTGCGATGAGTGAGGCAAAGATGCCCATGCGCGGTAGCCGTACTGCTACAAACATGAAGTCCAAGGGGAAAATGTAATGGCAACCTTAAAACGTACCATGGATCAATCCATGGATCAAGAGGCTGGCTATCAAGATACCAGCGCAGCGTGTCCAGCGCCTACTCAGGACATCACGCTCAATTTGAAGAATCGCGCCAAGGCGATTACATCAGCGGCCTATGGTCCTGAGAATCCCAATCTGCCTAATGATTCCTTTTGGAAAAAGAAGGCTGACCAGTGGGATGTGTCGGTGGATGATGCCAAGCAAAGCCGATGCGGTAACTGTGCCGCGTTCAACGTGTCTGACAAGTTGAAGCAGTGCATTGCTGACGGCATTGGCAATGAGGCTGATCCATGGGGAACCATCAAGCTGGCTGATTTGGGTTACTGCGAGATATTTGACTTCAAGTGTGCGGCCAGCCGTACCTGTGATGCGTGGGTAGTTGGCGGTCCTAATGAGGGTGACGGCGGTGATGGTCAAGACATGGAGTCCGAAGACGATATGCCTGATTCATTGTTGACTATCAAGATCGGAGGACGCAATGGCGACTAAACCTGGTTTGTATGCCAACATCGCCGCAAAGAAAAAACGCATAGCGGCAGGCTCTGGCGAAAAGATGAACAAAGTCGGTAGCAAGGCCGCACCCTCCGCTGCTGATTTCAAGCAGGCCGCAAAGACAGCGAAGAAGCCTAAGAAGTGATCTCACCGATTTGCATCAGCACAGTAAACGGCAAAGGTTTGCGGGTGATGCTCACAAGCATTGCCGAGTACTGTCCCGAAGTTCCTGTCTATTTGCGCGGTCCAGAGTTAATTATTGGCGGCTTTGACGCTGACCTTAAAGTCTTTGGCAAGCCTAATAATTTTGGTGATGACTACAACGACATCATGGACAAGGCCTTTGCCGATGGCTTTGATTCTGTTATTTGCGCCAATGATGACATTGTGCTGACCCCCACCAGCTACCGCTATCTGATGGAAGATGTGGCGCAGTTGAAACAGGAAACTGGCGAGCCAGTGGGCTGGGTGTCTGCAAGATGTGACGCGGCGCGTCCTGTGCAGAACATTCGCAGTAATCCCTTTGATCAGGAGTTGTATTACTTTAAGTACCCCTATGAAGATGCCATCATGCCGATGGAGTGCTTGAGCCCCATCTTTGCCTGGATTGGTAGAGATGCTTGGGAAGTGCAGAAGTTCCCACCATTGAATTGGTACTCCGATGATGTGCATTGTGAGGATTTGAGGGCGGCTGGTTTCCATCATTACTTGTCTAGGTCCTATGTCCACCACATTGGTAGCCAAACGATTGGCTTGGATGGCAACAGGCTCATACAGCAGGCAGTGCCTTGGCTACGCAAGAACAGGCCGCACTATGCCGAAGAATGGTTTAAGGATTAAGAAAGTCCCATATGAAAACACCAGCGTGGCAGCGTAAAGAGGGAAAGTCACCATCAGGCGGCTTGAATGCCAAGGGGCGAGCGAGTGCCAAGGCCGAGGGCATGAATCTGAAAGCGCCAGTCAAAAGTGGTGACAACCCGCGCAGGGCATCATTCCTTGCGAGAATGGGCAATATGCCAGGTCCAGAGATGAAAGACGGCGAGCCAACGCGCTTGTTGTTAAGTTTGAAAGCGTGGGGTGCATCTAGCAAGGCTGATGCGCGAGCCAAGGCCAAAGCAATATCTGCAAGGAATAAAGCAAAATGATTAACGATATGAACATTACCACCGACATTGCCGCCATTGAGCCAATGGATGAAACCGAATTGCAAGGCATTGTCTCTGGCGAGTTGGAGGATGCTGTCAGTTACATCGACTCTGATGTGTCACCCATCCGCGCCAAGGGGACTGAGTATTACCGAGGCGACCCCTTTGGTAACGAGGAAGAGGGGCGCTCTCAGGTGGTTGCAATGGAGGTGCGCGACACTGTCAGCGCCATGCTTCCAAGCCTGATGAAAGTCTTTTTTAGCACAGAGAATGTAGTGGAGTATGTGCCGCGTGGACCCGAAGATGTGGCTGGCGCACAGCAGGCGACTGATTACGCCAACTACATATTTACCTCCGACAACAATGGTTTTATGACCACTTATGCAATTTTCAAAGACTCTTTAGTGCGTAAGTGCGGCATCGCCAAGTACTACTGGGAAGATGTTGAAGAGGTCAAGATTGAGCAGTATTCGGGGCTGGATGACCAAACGATCCAAATCCTGATGCAAGAGGATGCCGAGGTCAAGATTGTGGTCAGCTATCCTGATCCATCGATGCCGATGATGCAGCCACAGGTCGATCCTGTCACTGGTTTGCCAATGCAGATGCCGCAACCCATGTTGCATGACGTTCAGATCAAACGTAATACCAAGGATGGCCGCATCCGCATTATGGCCGTACCTCCAGAGGAGCTGTTGTTAGATCGCAGGGCGAGATCGTTTGATGATGCTGGCATCATTGCCCACCGACAGATGGCGACAGTGTCTGACTTGATCGGCATGGGGTACGACCA